GAATGCAATAGCAATGGGGCGAAGTGGGGCGCCAATTGGGGTCATTGATACTATATTAAGAATAGTACCAAAGAGTCCTCCAAATCCACTCTTCCTACTACGGGCTGCTTGTGCCGCAGGAGACTGCTCTTGATTAAATTGTTGACCACTACTAATCTCTGACGGGGAAAGGAATTCACTTTGAAGTAAGGTTCCAGCCTGGTGTGGATTTATAACATCGTCCCAAAGATTTTGAAGACCCCATCTAGAACCTTGTCCAAAAGAATCCAGACCAGTCATTGGATTGGAAAAGAAGTGCTTCTGTTCCCGACTAAGAAGAGAAGGATCATATGCATTTAATGCAAACAGTTTATCTATTTGTGGATCACCAACTGCAATTCCTGTATATCCTTGAGATTCGGCATGTTCTCCTCTTCCAAGAGGATTCCAGTTATCGGAGAGGTCTCGATAGGAAACAAAACCAGAATCGTCTTGCCGTACCCAGTCTCCGTTATCGTAAACAAATGGTGCTCTTGCCATAGTATATTATCCTAAATTAGAAGTAAAGATTGATTAGACATAGAAACTAGGTGCCTTATTCTTTGTAGCTAGGTTATTTGATTGGTAGTGTAGATCACAAAAATGCATAAACGGATCTTGGTTAAGCGTATCAGCAGCATCAGATGAGCTTCTGTAGACCCTGACAATAAATACTCCATCAACCTGTACTGTGTTAGAATTTAACAAACCACCGGTACCACCATTATTACTGAACTGAACTTCAGCAATCATGTGCCCATACTGAGTAGTAGAACCTTGTTGTACTACTGAGACCGTGATTGGAGCAATAAATGGATCAGCAGCTCCACCAGGAGTCCCATGTCCATCTGCATATGTAATATCAAAGTACCATTTAATATTTCCTGGAGCACCTGCAGTACCTCCAGTATCTACGGTAGTCTGTGACCAATGAGCATGGATATAGAAGTCAGTTCCAGGAACCCAGTCATGAGGAACATGGAACTCTAACCAAGCTTCTTTTGGAGTACCATCAAATCTATATTGTGATATGTTACCCCGATAAGTAGCCCAAGTAGGATTATTAGCTCCAGTACCCTTTACTGTAATATTTCCAATAATATCTCTCCAACCAAATGTCGGAGTAGTGAGATCAATCTTTACACCAGTACCACTAGTGCCAGATAAATTAAGATTGGTACTAACTTCGTTGTAATCACTTTGAGTAAGATGATAATACTGTCCAGTAGTTCCACCTTGAAGACTCTGTAATAGTTGATGACTTCTATTTGCAATGTCTGAGATAGTAGAACCAGCAAAGTTAATGATGTTCCAAGGAACAGAACCAACTGTTGAAATATAATTTCGTAGTTGTCTGAACCATTCAAGCCAAGCGTAACTTCCTTGTTGATCATTAGTTGGAGGAGGAGGTAGTCCAGACATGTTTAATGAGTTCCTACATCAACTTCAAATTCAAGAGCCTCTAGCCTAGAATCTTCGTTTGCAGTATGTCTGATATGGAAGGCACGGCGTCGGAAAGATCCAAGACGAGCAACAAAAGGACGGGTTGCAGACAAAGTAAGATAGCTGTTCCAAGTAGCATAGTCGTCATCACTCCAGCGAATTGTATAAGTAGAACCAAGATCTCCAACAACATTGAGATTATGCATAAACTTTCTATTCATGGTAGAACCATCATACTTGGATGTATAAGCATCAGCAATAATAGCTGTTGTGTTGTCCCGATACACAGTAGGATCTACAATGTAAATATAACCGTCAGTATTGTGCAGTACAGCACTCTTGCCATTCCCGATGTCAGTCATCCAGTTGTATGCGAATGTAACATGACTACCAGAACTGTTAGTACTCCACTCGTGCCATACCTTCTCTTCTACATCATAGACAAGAGTACAAGAAGTAAGATTGATAAGATAGAATAGATGTCCTTTTGTACGTAGTCCGTAACCCTTCGCTGTAGCAATAGAAGTTCCTTCAGCATCAAGGATACGTTCAATAGCTTCAGTAGATACTTTCTTTGGGGAGAATCCTTCTACTTGCCATACAGCTCTACCACCTGATTCACTCTGTCCCACATAAAGAAGGAATCGTTCATTCTCATACATAGCATACGGAGCAGCATTACCAATCTGAATAACAGTACCTTCGTTACGAGCAAGAGGAGAACCAGAAGCATTTGCTGCATCGTAAAAGAACTCAGTGCTTTTTTCACCAAAGGCAACAAGTTGGTTGTTCTGACGACCAAGAGCAACTACATTGTCAGGCCACATCTCAGCAGAGATAAAGTTACTTGAACCCCAACCGTAAATGTTATCTACGTCAGAGTTGTAGATGTCGGCACTACTTGCAGCAGGTAGCATCATGTATCCATCAATGAACTCAGGAGTAGGAATGTGTGGGCTAGGAAATCCACCATACTCACCCATACAAGTCCAAGTGATTCCGCTATCTACTACAGTATTTCCAATAGTAATAGGCCAAGTAGGTTCTGTAGCTGCATGACTTGATCCAGCATCAGTTGTTACTTCGTAGTAGTATCCATTAGAGACAGTAGGGACAACACGATCACCAAGTGCATAGTTAGTAGCTGCTACCCAAGCAGACAAAGTAGTGTTTACTTGTGTAAAGGTACCAGATGAGTTAATAACATAGGCATTGGTACCATCACACAAGAATAAGTACTCAATTCCTGCGTTATCAAATTCCTTGAATCCTATCGGACCAGTTGAAGTAGAAAGGGTTTGCTTCTCAGTTGAGTCTTCATATACCTTATCTCCAATTACTGTGTAATACTTGGAGTTCCAATAGATAAACCCACGAGAAGTCCCACCACCCACAAGTACTCTAGTAGATTGAGTAAGACCTGGACGTTTTACAGTGACTACCTTTTTGGAATCAGTAATCTCGTTCTTGATTGATTCTTGGAAACAATTAATGAATCGTTGGTCTTTATCACGAGAAGCAGAGCGATACAGAAGAGTACCAAAGACTGGTAATCTTTCTGGTTGAGAAGTAAGTTGAGTTCCTGAAGTTTGCTGGGTCTTAGCCAAGATTAGGAATCCCGTTGATCTGCCATAAGATACAGACTACCTTCTTCAGTACCAAATGAGAGAGCTTCGTCCTTGGTACGTTTAGCCCGTGCTGCTAGATCCTGCCTTTCCTGTAAAGAAAGACCATATTCTGGAGCAAGAACATCAGCTAGTTGAAACTTAAGAGTATGGTAGTATTCTTGTGGAAAGTCAGGTTCGTCTGTTGAAGCGTCAAAGTCTTCAAACGGACGTTGATAAATGATGTAGAGAGTGTTTGCAGCAGCTACAGTGGCATCAGGTACTGGAAACACATGAAGCACTCCAGTAGTAAGAAGAGGCTCATAGAAGATCTGTACAGGTTCCCCAGAGCTAGTCTTGTTACCTAGACGTTCATACTCATCACGAGTAATTATTCGAACTGGAGTATCAATACTAGAAGAAGTATTACGTAGATATGCTTGAATTACCTTGAGAGGCTTCGGAGTACTTACAGTAGAACCCACTCCAATAGTATAGTCAGCAGTAGAAGCAGTCAAGGTAATCTGGTATTTCTTGATTGCCCAGAGAGGCATACCATCTGCTTGCATAGCCTTAACAAGCATATTGAGAGCTTCTGCTGCCTCACTTACCATAGTAGCAGTAGGAGTCTCTCCCTGGGCTATCGCCCCGGCAGCACGAAGTGCTCCACTTATAAGTGAATCACGAGAAGTAGCGAAATTAGTTGATCCAGAAGTAGCCATGATTAAACCTTAGTCTCGGTAATACGCAAATTGGCCGAAGAGACACCACCGAACAATCTTGTTCCGGTATTGTCCGCATTAACATATGCTGAGAATGCCCCAGCCGGGCCAATATGAATTTTGAATGTCGTTGCCAAGATGGTTCCAGCAGTCATGGTATGCACCAACCTAACAGGCGAACCTGCGAGACCACTGGAGAAATAAAACGCCACCCCGGCCTTTAGCGCATCCTCTGTGGCATCTTGGAATAGGGCGACGAGGATATATCCGCCAGAAGAATGTCCGACGCAATCAGCATCAAACTCAATTCGAAGTTTGTTGTTGGCATTAGTCGGCGTGATGGTCGCAGAAATGACTAGCGTCCCTTCTGCCGATTGTTGCGGAATCGAGTTGTCTTGGTTTATGATCGTTGAGCAGGTCACTAC